CAAACTGGTACTATCACACCAGCATCTGATGGTACAACAATTGTTGCAGTAAATGAATTAGACCTTAGATATTGGGCCATCCAATTTGAAGGTGATACTGCATGGGATGGTAGCACAGATTTTAAGCTAGGCGGTATTATGATTGGTGAACATTTTAGTATGCCACAGTCACCAGATTTAAACTTAACAAGAAGTATAATTTATGATAAGGTCAATATTAATGAATCAGTAGGTGGTCAGCGTTATGGAACATCAACTAGCTTTGGCAGAACAGCATCAAGTACATCAAAAAGTCCATTTGCATTAGGTACTTATGGTCAGGCAGTATATGGTGGTCGTATTGCATATGACCTAAATTTTAGTTTTCTTTCTGCAAGTGATGTACTCCCATCGGAGACAACTGTATATCAGTTCACTGATGACTCAGTAGTGTCAGATGTATGGAACTTAACTGATGGTCCGCACAGACCTTTTATATTTAATATCGATAATGCAAGTACAGGAAACAATGCGGAATCAGAGTATATGTTTGCACGCTTTGCACAGAATAGTTTAGACATGCAGCAAGTCGCGCCAGACGTGTATAATGTAGGCATGCGCATCGAAGAAGAGTTCTAATATAAAATAATACTTGCTTAGTGTTGACAAGCGTTATTATACTTTGTCAACACTTATGAAAGATTTACAACAACATATGAGAGAGTGTGGTTTTAGTCAAAATCAATTAGCGCGCGAGATTGCGCTGGATAAATCTATGCTCTCACTTATGATGCGTGGTAAGCGTAAGTTTCGTTATGAACATAAGGTCAGGATTGCCAGAGTGCTTGGCATCAAGATGGAATATATCCAGTGGCCTTATTAAAACAAGGAGAGAGAAAATGCAAAGTGAAATACGTGATACTATAGATAATATAAAATTTACAAGAAAAGAGTTAGGTTTATCGCAAACTGATTTATCTAAAAAATTAGGTATGACCACAAGAAGCCTTAGTAGATATGCAGATTATGATTATTATTCTCAGGGAAACATATCACTTAAAGTAAAAAAGTTGTATAAAATTGCTGAATATTTAGGTTGCAATATGCGATTAAATAATCAGAAAAATACTATTTTTGGAGAAAAAGTAGAAGATGTTAAGGGCATATTATTTGCTAATAAATGGTATAAAAGTAGTCATAGTGATGTTTTAGAATTTATTCACGATCCAATACGTGAAGAATACTTTTTTTCATTTTGGTTTGACGATGATAATAGAATTGCTAACGCAGAAAGAATGTCGGGTAAAATTGAAATGATACAGGCGGTAGCAGTTGATTAAAGTTTGTCATGTATCTTGGGCAGTGCTGATTGAAGTGACGTTCCACAACTACACTCTCTCTCTTTTACGTCATTAGGCACTGCCCATGCTCCTCACAATACACATACCAGATAAACAAGAGAGAATAAATTTTGCACATAAGGTGCGCAAACTCTTGGGTCAATCCCAAACATACATTCCAGGTGCGCGAAAAGTCTTTAAAGCAGACATCGGTGTCAAGGCTAATACAGATGATAAAACGTATAAGAAGATACTCGCCTTACTCGATCGCCATGGATATACTTATAACATAATAAAGGAGTAACGATGAGTGGACTACTAGAGCCTACCTACGATGTGCCAAGCACTGGTGAGAGTAGCTTTATGAAATTTGTCAAGGGCGAAAACAGATTCCGAATATTAGATACACCAGTAATGGGTTATCAGTATTGGCAGGATGATCGTACGCCAGTTCGCATTAAAACAGCAGGTGAAGCACCCGCAGGTGAGAAGCCAAAGCATTTTTGGCAAGTACCAGTGTGGGATGGTCATTCGATTAAAGTATTGGACGTGACCCAATCTACTGTACAGAAGCAGTTAACAGAGTTGGATCGCAACTCTGAATGGGGAAACCTTACTGCTTATGATGTGATCGTTACACGAAGTGGTGATGGCATGGACACTACGTATACTACTACACCATGCCCAAAAGCACCAGTTACTGATGAAGTAAAAAGTGCATTGGCAGAGTTTAAGAAAACCTACGAACCAAACAAGGTTTTTGAGAGTACGCCAACCGCGGAAGGCGAGGAAGAGTTACCTTTCTGATGCCTTCTTCCGCATCCCGAAAAGGCTACAAAGGTGAAGTCGAGGTCGTTGAATTGCTCCGCGATCTCGGCTTCATAGCCGAACGCAGCTGGGGCAGTGATGGCCGTAGCTTTGGTGAAAAGAGCGATATTGATGTTAAGGCCACTAAAGGAGACTTAACGATTCGTGTGCAGGTTAAGCGCAGAAAAAAGATTGCAGGATTTTTAGATTTTAAGAATGCGGATGTAGTGATGGTCCGCCAAGATAGAAAGCCTTGGCTCTGGATAGTCAAGCATGAGTGGATGAAGAATTTATTTAATAGCGGAGCCTTAGAAACCCATAAACCCGAAGATGGCGTGTCTAATGATCGTGATAGTCATGGCTCCGCTAAACTATAAGGAGAGAGTATGCCGTATCCAATGAAAAAGAGAAACCCAAGAGCAGCGATGGTGTCGATAGTAAGCGAATGTATCGATAAAGTTTTAAAAGAACATGCAGTTACAGAATCAACTAAAATTGTATTAAACGAAAGTTTTCGCATATCAGTAGCAATGGACACCTGCGATGAGATACTTAGGAGAATAGATAATAAAGGAGAGAAAGAGTGAAGGATTTTAGTTGGTCAGAGCATCAAGATAAAATAGTTTCTAAACGAGTTAAAAAACATGGCAGTATAGTCATAGCAATTCTTGAAATGGATGCCCAAATTGCTGCATTAAAGGTTGAAGTAGATGCTTTGAGAGACTTGGTTGATTGGGATAAAGTTGAGAAAGAAATAGAGGAAGAGTGAAAATGCAATACGATGACTACAATAAGTTTAGAAAAAAGTTTTTCAATATCGCATCGGAGATAAGCGATAATAAATCAATAGAATATACCATCAGTAACGAAGATAAATTCTACAATTTCAAGCACGTTGCGGAACGACTTGGAAGCACAGCAAAGCAGGCAATGATGGTCTATATCTTAAAACATGTCGATGCACTATGCAACGATGCAAAAACAGGCAAGACCTATAGTGATGAAACCACATACCAAAGATGTCTTGACGTGGTAAATTATATGGTGCTGTATGCCGCCTTAGACTACGAGGAACAACCACATGCAAATAACACTGAACCACCTAGAAGCACAGATAGCAGTGCAGATGGGAACTGCGAGAATGTTACAGAACCAGACCAATGGAGTGATCTCACGCGGACAACGAAAACTCGAACCTGACATCAATGGTGCAGGTGGTGAAATCGCAGTATGTAAATACTTTAACAGATACCCAGATTTCAGCATTGGACCGCACTATAGCGGATACGATCTTAAAGTTAAAGGCAAGAAGGTCGATGTCAAGACCACTTCCTACGATCCAGGCTATCTGCAAGCAAAGACAAAAAAGAATCCTAGTGACTGTGACGTGTTCATTCTTGTTCACGTTTCGTTTCCCACATTTACCATCCTTGGTGGTGCGCGTTCAAGCGACCTATTACAATCTGTTAATCTTCAAGACATGGGCTATGGTCCAAAGTATATCTTGGAGCAAAGTCAACTCAGCTCAATGGTGGACATCTTTGCATAGTCTTAATAAAGGCGCACTTGGCGAACTTGCGGTACAAAAAGATTTGATACGGCAAGGATATAATATTTACGCGCCAGTGGTAGATGTTGATCAAGTTGACCTTATTGTAGAGCTGGGTAATGGCGGAATGAAGCGTGTACAAATCAAGACAGTAATGAATTTAAAGCGTGGCACAGCAGTGGAAGTGAACCTTACTAAATATAAGGACACTAATCGTATTGACGTAGTTGCAGTATACTTTTTACCCAAAGATATAATTGCATACTATCCATACGATAATAAGCATGCGCTGAGTCTTGCGCTGGTAACTGGAAAAAACAATCAAACAAAAGGCAGGAAGTGGTTCTATTCATATGAGCGGTTTCCTGAGTTTAGCTAATGGAAAGACATTACGCAGGCAGTGTGGCTTATGACAATGAGCATGATGAATGGGAAGATGCGCAGTTTATGGCGTTTTCTATTGAGGATTTATGTAAGGATATGAAAGCCTTTATGGGCCGAAGGAAAAATGCAGAAGTGTTCTTTGCTGCGTACATAGATGGACAAGGCAAAGAAAATGATATAACCGACAAAGTAAAGGAAATAATCAATGGATAATTTTACTGTTTTTGGCGGAAGAAGACAGAAAGCATTAAAGAAGGTCAATCAAAGAAAGAATTTAGACGCGGAACTTGCAGATAAGACTATTTTCTATTGCACAGAGTGCAGGCGGTGTTATGAACCATCCAGAGTCAACTGGCACAATCGCACTGAGTATTATGAAGATTTTGTAAGCTATGGCAAACCGAGAAAGATTTGTAAGAAATGCAAACCCGACAAAAGTGCGAATG